AAGTATATGGTAATCCTTTAGTTTTAGTTGTTTCTTCTACAACCTTTTTAATATGTGCAGATGGTGGTGCACCGTAAGGATCAAAAAAGATTTTATCAATTTTTCCATTTTCATATTTAGTCAATTGTAAATATGTCCAATGAGTGCCTTCATTATCATTTCCGTCTTCATCTGTACTGTCTTGTAAATTGACAATATATGCTTTGTTATATTCTAATGGTGCTGTTAATTCATCTTTGAAAAACACACCAGCTAAAGGAATACTCATTCTTTTAGAAAGATCTATTATTTGTGAGTCTGTTAGTGACATATTAATATATTATGTTATTAAACCTTTATATATATTAAGCATATAATCCATTACCCATAGCGTCATAAGATCCACCCATATTAAAATGTTGATATTGTGGAGGGAGGAAATGTTGAAATTGGAAATTAGCACTAAATGGTTGACTCACTAAAGCCGGTGGAGTATAAGATGACATCATACCTCCATTACGACCGATAGTTCCATTTTCAAGCCGTCCACCAACTGATCGAGATTGAGGTCCCATTTCATATGAAGGCATTACTGTTGGAGCCATTTTGTATCGTGCATCAATAGCCATTTTAGCTAACATTGCATTTTTATTAGATGCCATAGCATTGTCTAAACCAGCGCGAGACATGTAACCATAATTAGTATCTAAATGTTTATTAAGATTATTAAAAAGAGCATTTTGTGACATGATATCACCTATACCTTTACCAGTTTTTGGTTCTTCATCGAGATATCTATTTACTACAGTATTTGCACCAGCGTTAGCCAATCGTGCAAGATTATTTGAGATAGATTCTTCTAAATCCCCCCATCCTTTACCTTTTCTACGTCCAGTTCTACACACACCTTTACCAGTTTTTGGTTCTTCTTCATCGAGATATCTATTTACGACAGTATTTGCACCAGCGTTAGCCAATCGTGCAAGATTATTTGAGATAGATTCTTCTAAATCCCCCCATCCTTTACCAGTCATAGCATGGTCTTCAGGTGTTACACCTTGTTCATTTAATTTAATTTCTTCTGGTGTTAATTGTATTTGTGATCCTTTACCTTTATTGAAGGCACGAGATACAATATTATAGGTAGCTGGATGGACCATTAGTTCAAATCCTCTTCCTTTTTTTACTCGCACCTTATGCCCTTTATGAAGGCGTTTCATTTGTGCTGGACTAATATCTATTTCGATTGATTGCATTATGATTATAAATCATTATCTTTTTAAATCAATTATATTGATCTAATAATTAATAATCATTATTTGATTATTAATTATTATTATTTGATTATTAATTATTATTATTTGATTATTAAACCCGGGCGCCCGTAAGTGCGTCAATCGAGATTTTGACCCCGTATTCAACAAACACGTAATAATCACATGCTTTAGCAGACAAATTCTGTCCAATAATTTGAACAGATTTTGGTACAGCTTCTTCGACTGGAAGCATTCTTTCAACATTAACATAGTAATAACAGTATTCCATATCAAATTCTTGACGACCAACAAGACCAGATGTAAGACCATCTGTAAGACCACCGTTAACCGCATTTTGTCCATAAAGTTGGTTGTTAAACTGTTCCCAAACGTATTTTTGTAAATTATAAATTGCATTCTGTCCAGAAATTTGAATATTAAAGTTTGTAATATGACATAATGGAGAAGTTGGACCAGTTCCAGCAGGATCAAAAGGAGATTGCCAAACAGGAGTACCATTAAAAATGTTGGTATTATTATTAATAGACAATCCAGATTTTAAATTATTAACAGCAACACCAGCTAAAGGAGAATAAAAAGGAAGAACTAAAATGCTTTTAATATTGGCAATACCATTGGTGACCAAGTTATTAATCATACCATTAGAAGGTATATTTGTGATTTGGTATTGGTATACATCAGTATATTTAATTTGCTTAACAGGTGAAGAAAGATAAGCTTGTTCAAATACAGGGTTGAATGTGTATGCAGGAACATATAAATAAATACTTTTAGAAAGATTACCCGTTTGTACACCAGTAGTATTTCTTACAGAATTATCTAAACAATTAGCACCAACACAAACGCTGGCTGAATAGTTAAAATTAATTTGTCCAGATGCAACACCAAATACTGCAGCGACGTTCGTTGATACAGTACATAATGATTTACCACCATTTGAAGTTGCAGGTGATGCAATCATTAGAGGATTTACACCACCTACAGGATTAGCAACAGCTGAAATATGTAAACCAGATTGAGTAGGGGTTCCAGTAACACCGCTAGTTGCTAAAACTGAAACTAATGAAGTAGAAGTATTATTTAAGTTAAGTGTTAATTTCATGAATACACCTTTAAGTAAAGGACACATATTAAAGAATCCATGAATATGTTTTAACATGATGGTTGCCATCACATTAATTTGGAAAACAGGAGATACAATAGCGCTGAAGGTTGGAACAACTCCCGCTGCTGCAGGTGCTGCAATAGTAGCAGATCCAGAAATATTTGTTAATACGTATGATTTCCATAAACCATTAAGCGCAGATGCGCCATTATTAAGAAGACTACCGTAAGTTGAAGTAGTTAAACCAGTAGCAAGAGTTGTACCGGTACATACTAAACCATTAGGATTAAAATTAATTGATTGTTGTCGTAGTAAAAAACCTGAATTACCTTGACCAGCAAAAAAGCTGTTAAATCTACCACTTACAGTACAAGCGTCGGTTGCATCAGAATTATTGCATGTACCGTCCATGAGAAAGTCGGCAGCAGTTGAAGAAACACCTAAAGCAGAACCAGCACCAGTAGGATTAAATACAAATGCGGTTGGATCATCGGGGAAAAAACCAATTTTAGTTCCTTGTGTTTGAATATCTTGTAATGAAAGGGATGTCATCAGCTTGAAGGAGTTCCACATGTTAATATAAGGAGTTTGTTGAATTATTGTCGAACCGTTGTAATCCATCGTAAAAGAATGGATCATTGTTCCAAACCAGTTTTTAAGCCCAAGGCAGTAATCACCAGATCCTGCAGCAGTACCAAAATCACTGTAAGTTAATATTTGTGCAGCGGTAGTTGTTGTACCTGCTACAGTTGCTACAACATTTGCACCAGATGATGGTTGAGCAATTGTAAGAAGCATTGGAACGGCTAAGTATGCCTCACGATAAGACATATATTTATTTGAGTTGCTGAGCTGACTCGTATCAATAATTGATTGATTGTTGCTATAGTTTTGATTTTGATTATCTAAAATGTTAATCCAATCCTTACGAACGAATACATTAGGGGAGCCTTCTACTTCTTGAGATAGGTCGAATACTAGTTTATCACACATTAGAAGAATAAGTTTATTTATCTTTAAATCTTTTATAAAAAGAGTTAGAGGTAATTAGATTACTAAAAAGACATTACAATATTTTTACGTTTGGATGATCCTGATGGTGTAGCATGTAATTCAGATAATTGTTTTGCAATTTTTTTAGAAAGTCCTGTAACACCTGTACCTGCTGGTGCGAGCGCCCTTGCATATGGATTAATTCCTGTAGTAGCCATATAATCATCAAGATCTTGGTATGATGAAGCACCGCCAGCCCCACCAGTTCTTAGAATGACAGAACCCATTCCTTTTCCTTGTGAATTAGCTTTTGTATTATTTATAGTTGTAGAAGCATTACTATGAGGCAAATGTACCTTTGAAATTGTATTGTTAACCATTATATAGATTAATCTGTTTTAACTTTAAATCATTATTTTTTTTAAATCTTAAACGTTAATCTTTCTTTTATAGTAATATTTCTATATTTAAATACTGCCTTAAGCATTGCATCTAGTGCACTCATTTTTTGGTTAATTACATTAGTTTTAGTAAGTTCTGTATCATTTTTTAATTCTGTAAATAACTTATTTCTTTCATTTTGTATATCATTAATTAATTTAGTAATTGTTGATTCGTCCATTATATATATAATATATTAATTGTTTAAATCAATATATTATTATAATTATTTAGAACCCATTTGATGTTCATCTCTATCTCTGATAGTTAATAAGATTGTCATGTTTGGATCGTTGATAACAACGGTATCTAACGTTACTGATTGAAAAGATAATCTTAATTCATTGTATGTACCATCAATCAATCTATTCCACATAAAATTTGGTGGTTTTTCAGTAATAAGTTCACCTACTCTTACATTACTGTTTAAACTATAAATAATTCCACTTGGTTGTGTGTATGGATTATTAATATTAGACATAATAAATAATAAACTGCTAGTAGGTTGAATATTTGGGGCTACATTTGATAGATATGAAATGGTATTTGCTGCATTTTTTGCACCATAATTTGTAGATGCAGTAGGTGGTGGAAAAGTAGTAACACCTCCAATATTTGAAGCACTAGCAAAATTTGCAGGGTATCCTAATAGTTCATTAAATCTTGCAGGAAATGTCACGGTACTATTTCTTGAAGTTGTTGGAAATCCAGGGAAACCAGCTGGAATAGTTGCACCTGCTGGAAGTGCATTAGGAATATAATATGTATTTAGTTGTACAGCATATCTATTAGTATTAATTAATAATTCAAAAGGATAATAATTTAATCCACCTAAAGTATAATATAATGAATTTGTAATACAGAAAAATTGAATAAAATTATTGATTGCGGATACGTCCCATAAACCGTTAGGAATTACCACAGTATAAACGGTGGTTGTTACACCAGCAGTCCATGTAAATGTAAAGGTATTATTTGCATTTATTGATGTTATGTTAAACCATGAGTAATACATACTAATACTACTAACGGCGATATATTTATCTTTGAATACTACAGAGTTTGGAAATTTATAAACTAATTTATTATTCAAACCATCTTGTACGATATTTGTTGAATTTAGGACTATTACGAACATTATTGATATAACATGTTACTCTTTTAAATCTTATTTTTAAATACGACAAAAATACGTATTTATGTCGTATTTATGTCGTTTTTAAATACGACATAAATGATAAGGCATTTTAATATTATTATGATTACTAGTAGTTGTTTCAGTTCCATTTCCTGTTCGTGATTGTTTAAGCTTTAAGTTTTTAGAATGTTCTTGAGTTGATTTATAAGGTGTTCTTACACCTGTTCCATGCATAACATTAGTATTAATTGGAACTTGAGAACCTCCAAAATAAAATGGTGGTTGATTTGAGTCCATTTGATAAAACATTTGATTTGGATGTTCTACTTTTGGGTGGTAGTTATATATTCCTGCTGTTGACATTATAAAGATAATACTTATTTAATCTTTATAATATTTTTAATCATTAATATCCAAGATGGATTAAGTCTTCTAATAGTTCACATGCTTCACGTTTAGGAATAGTACCGTTTCTAGAAAGTTTAACAAGAACTAACTTAAATTTTTTGACCAATTCGGGTGAGTCATTACCACTCAATATTTCACCTTTCATCACTTCAAATTGATGAATATCTTGTTCCATCTTATCTTTCGATGGTGCTGGGATGGATAATTTATCCATAATTCCTGCTTTAGATGCTACTTTATGAAGATATTCTTTTTCATCTGATGATAATCCATCAAGTTCTTCAAATTTAGGAACACTTCCTCCAACAATAGTACGCAATACATTGCCTAATTTTTTAGAAACTTTTGTAGTTGGATATCCTTGAATAAAATGTCCTTTTTGATGTTTAATGTTTACCAAATCAGAATCTAATTTATTTTTATTTAAAATATATTTACCAAATGGAACATGTATATGACCTTGTTTAATTCCTTTTGTATGGTCTATGCGTTCAGTTATATGTTTTACAAGTCCTTTTCCTTTTGGTCGTCCTCTACGTTTTACACATGCTGACACGCCTGTTCCTGCTGGTCTGACTATTTGTCCAGTTACACCTGCTTGTAAAATACTTTCAGTAAGTCGCCATACTCGCCCTGTTTCCATGATAGTTGGTAATAGACCAGATAAATTAATTAAAATTTGATCTGATAAGCTACTATTGGCATTTTCTGTTGATCTATCTAATTGTTGAAGTAATGTTTTTAGTGTTGTAACTGATGGTAACTTTTCAATGTAATCATTAAAATCCTGATATCCGTCATAATTAATTTGAAGTTGTGAAATCATATTAGGACTACGATCTAAAAATATATCTCTTAATTGATTAAATCTAGTAGTAGATAGTAAATTACTCATTCCGTCAAACTGTTGACGAATTTGATCAATTAAATTTAAATTTATTAAATTAGTTGGTGTTGCTTTTGATTGTAATTTATATTGTATAGAATCATATAAATTTTTTAAAGCTGATAGATCATTTTCAGAAATTCCATTACTCGATGACAACGGTCTATCAAATGCACTTTTAGTAGTCTGTCCCATTTCTTTAGTTTTAGTATATGCGGTTGATAAGAATGAAACCATATTTTCAACATCGTTATCATCACCAACAATACCTAATCTATATTTCTTTTTAAGTTGTACAACTAATTCTGTTATATTCTGTGCAAACCATGAAAAAAATGATCCGTCAGCATTTAACGGTGAATTTTGAATTCTTTGACATACTTCAATTGCCATTTGCGGTGGTACAACTCCTTTAAGTTCTCCTACAATATTAATTTTTAATTTTTCAGTATCCATTAATACCTCAGCTGTTGTTCTGTTATCTTTCATTGTTGATACAGGTGGTAAATTTCCCGTATCTTTAAATACTTTATTTGCTTGTAAGTTTGCATCATCTAATGAGGCTCTAAGTTCTAATGATTTCATGTAATCATTTCTGAAATTTTCTATATCTGTTGAATACCTATAAGGTTGTCCGCTCATATTAATATAATAACAATTATGTTTTTAAATATTAAACACTAATATTTAAAAAAATACATGATTATGCATATACAGGATATTGAGAAACATCTGTAGTATTATTAAATAATTTTTCGTTACATATATCATTAAATTCTTGTGTAATAGGAATTTCTAATCCATTTTCATAATCAATAATTAATCCATTCATATTTTTTAAAAATTTTTGTAATTCTAATGGTTGTAAATCTGATGTATTTAAAATAGGATATTTACCCATACGATTAAGTGACACAACTTTAAAAATAAGCATTAGATCTTTAGTCTTTTGTGTTTTAATCTGTTCATCAGTTTTTAATACAACAACTTCTTCACCTTCTTCTTTTAAAAGTTCTAAAGGTTTTTTAGTACCGTGTAACATGTCAATTTCATATTGATTGAGTTCCATGTATTTAATATCATCTGCCCATTTATTACCTGACTTATATAAACAATCAGAATTTTGCATAACTTTTGGTACTGAAGATGGTTCTTCAATCGCTATTACACGCCATCTTTCAACATCAGGCTCTACTGGTTCTACAACTGGTTCTACAACTGGTTCTACAACTGGTTCTACAACTGGTTCTACAACTGGTTCTACAACTGGTTCTACAACTGGTTCTACAACTGGTTCTACAACTGGTTCTACAACTGGTTCTACAACGGTTTCTACAACTGTTTCTTCTACTTCAACAACATGCTCAAGTTCATTATTATTCATTATATAATAAAATAAATATGTGTTTATATACTATTTATATTAAAAGTGGTCATAGGATTAATTAATTTACAAGAACGTATAGAATTAAGTGTAGGATTTAATAAATTAATTATTGCCTGTTCTTCTTCAACACATTTAGTCATAGATTCAACATCCATTTCATGTATTTTAGAAAAAGTAAAATTGATCCATCCTCCGTTCTCTCTAATGTATAAATATAATTTACACCAATACAATTTACCCCTCTTATTTGTTACATTCTTTTTATGATGGCTTTTACGTCTTGACAAATTTAAAGTTGACCCTATATAAAATTCTGTAGGGTCATTATTATTTTGTATTTTGTATATATAATATTTCATTATTTGTATAGTTGTTTATTCTTTATCCTTTTTTTGCTCTAATCATAGCCATGTGGTCTTTTGCGGCTTGACTTCCTTTAACAAATCGTCCTTTACGAGATGGTTTAACACCTTTTACAAGTTCACCACCAGCTTTTGGTGGACCTTTGCTACCATATTTCTGTATATCGTTCGAATGTTTTGCTTTTTCTATAATTGATTTCATATAATTGGTTGGTGGTTTAGAAACATTAGGAACTCCGTTATACATATCAACGCCTCCATTAACACCTTTTACAAGTTCACCACCAGCTTTTTCTATCTTTCTTCTATTTAATTCTGCTGTTGCTTGGTCTCTAAATTTTTTCTTTATTTTTTCATTTTTTTCAAAATCTTCCGCCCAGCCTTTACCCGTTTTACCTAAAGCATCTTTAAATTCTTTTGATTTTTTTATACTTTCTTTCTCATCATAATGTTGATAAGATGGTTTATTTTTTCCTCGTCCAACACCTTCGCCCGCTTTATTTTGAAGTGATTTAGCCTCTTTTATAGTGGCTAAAATTTGTGCATATGCTGTTTTTGATTTTCCTTTTCCAACACCAGTTCCACTAGATGATTTTCTATCTGATATTTCTTTCTTTAATTTTTCTAAAATAGCTAAATCTTTAGCAGGAAGATTTGAATCAATAGTTCCTTTACCAAGTCCATATCCTCCAATCTCAGTATTATCTAAAAATTCATCAGCTAACATGCTTGCAGCAATAGCACTTCCTGGACCTGTTAATGAAGCTAATGCAGGAAGACCTCTCTTTATTGCAACTTTTAATAATTTTTTTTCAAATGCACTATAATCAGGTGCATCAATTAAATCAACTACATCATCAAATTGATTTCCTGTAGCATCGTTAAGTGCTCTGGCTGCCATCGCTACTGGTTGTCGTATTTTATCAATTACATCACCAACCCAACCAAATGCACCTCTACCTTTACCAATAATATTACGTCCAAAACGTGCTTGTGAAGATCTTTCATAACTACTTGCATCATTTACAAATTGATCGCGTACTCTATTTTGTGCTGGATCTTGTTCTTTTGCTAGTTGATTAGATTCTGCCTTTTCTTTTGCTACTTTTACTTGTTGTTCTTGATCTAATATCTTTTGTTTTTCTTGTTGGGTTTTTTGTTCTGCTTCTTCTTTTTCTAGATGTTGTTCTTTCAAATCTTCATTTTCTTTTTTTCTAAATGCGTTAAAAATTTCTGCTACTCTTTTTTTAATGGCTACTGTAAATTCATTATCTGTTACACCCTTATATGTTTGTGTATGTGGTACGACTACTGGATTAGGATTTTTATAATTTATTACTTTTGCTTTTGCAACATCTTTAAATTCATCTACCACATTATTAGTAACGTTTTCTTTATAGCTTTTAAAAGGATTTGTTATTAGATCAGGTGCATCAACCATTTTACGTGTGAATCTATCTATTATATCTAATTGTTCATTTCTTAAATTTTCCATTGATTTATATTCAGATTCCTCAGTCTCTTTATTTGTTTTTGCTTCTGCTTCTTCTCTATCTTTTCTTTTTTTATCTCGTTCTTCTCGTGTTGATTCTACTCCCTGTCCTCGTGGTTGACTAGATAACATATCATTTTTATTCTTATTATTCATATTTTTAAATTCATTATAATTTTCTTTAACATTATTATATATATTCTTATATTCTTTTATTTTTTTCTTAATAGGTTTTCTATTATCATCTGAATCAGAATCTTCACCTTCATCAGAATCATAATATTTCTTCTTATGTACTTTTCTTTTTGGTTTATGTCTTCGTTCTTCTTCATCTGAGTCATCGTCATCGTCATCATTTCTTGCATATTTCTTTATTTTTTTAATAATTTTATTACGTATAGGATTTTTAGTTTCATCATCTGAATCATCATCATGAGTAAATTTTTTCATTCTTTTAACAGCTTCTTCTTTAGCCATCTCAATTGCTTTTTCCTTTGCTTCTTGTAATGCTTTCTTAGCAATTTCTTTGAGAACTGGTGTAGCTTTTGCAGCAATGTATTTTCCAGCTGTAAATAATGATTTAGTAATTCCTTTACCGTTTTTAGCTGGACATGGTCTGATTAACCATTCGCCATTTATACAAACAAAGCAAACCCCGTTTTTATTAGTTTTTTCCATATTCATATTATCTTTACTTTTCTTTATATATTTAAATCCATCACCTAATATACCTTGTAAATGTTCTGTAATTGGATTAAATGTTTTAGGATTGATTAAAACATCATCTTTATTAGTTCTAGTAAATAATGATACAGGATCAAATTTACTTTTTAATACTTTCATTTTTTTATTATGTTTTCCAATAATAGCTGGATTTAATGAAGTATTTTCACCTCCAACTAAATCTTTTTTAGCAAGATTTTCTGCAATATTTCCACTTTGACTATGAGTGATTAAATCTACATTTTCTTTTCCATACTTTTCATTAGTTTTTTTATGTGTTGCTTCACTCTTTTTATAACGATTAGTATATTTATGTAATCCTAAAGGAATTAATAAATTATTTAACCAATCTTTAGAATTGTCTGTACCTGCTATTACATGTTTTACTTTTTTTGTTTCTGGATTATAGTACACTTTATTTCGTCGTGTTGATAGTTCATTATCAAGAACATATCCGTCAATATTAGATACTTCACGTTTTTTCTTATAACTTGCATCTATAAACTTTTTTAATTCACTTTTATCTAGTACCATTACTATATAAATGTTAATTGTCTTTAAATTATATTATGAAATTTAAAATATTGATTATCATCAATACTATATATGTAACATTATCATTAAATGGCGCATGTCATTCATGTTTATGGGTACGATATAAATTTCCTAAAAAAACTGAATGTATATACTATCAAAAAAATATAGATATAATCAGAATGAATTGTTCTGACTATCAAGTTAGTGAAAGATTATTGCGTAAAAATCTATAGTTACCATAATAAATGGAAACTTAAAAACGCTGGACTATACTTATCCGCATGCTCCCATCGCCAATTTCTACTTCTAAAGTTATTTCTTTTCTTTTCGTCATCAGTCTTTGTGAAATCCTTGTATCCCATCATGCCAAAATGTTTTACATCACCATTATTATCCTTAATCATATACTTCTTATCTTTTTTCGTTGAGATTACAACGGGGTTTAAACCCATCATTTTTGCCTTTTTTTGAACTTTCTCTGGGTCTGAGTATTCTCTTAATGCTTCTTCTTTTTGATTCATTATTACTTTTATCTATCTACTCTTTATAATAAAAATATAACTAATATCTATAGTAGATATTAATATAAAATGTCCAAATGTACCAAAAATAATAGAAAATTGAAACTTAGTAATAATAAAAAACCCTGTTTACTAAGAGGCTTTTCAAAAACCCCTGTTTTTCTGGCTCTTTTGGACTTTTGGACAATTTGGTTATATTTTTATGAATAAAGAGAAAAAAAGAAGAAAAAAATTGAAAAAAGAACACATTGAGAATAAAGAATAAGATATATTAATGAAAGAAGTAAAAACAAATAAATATTATGCTTTTAAATATTTAATAAAAGAATTAAAAGCACAACAGAAAGATATAGATAAAGATATACATGAAAGAGAAAATAATGTTAAAAATCGTGCTTTGATTTGTGCTAATAATTTAGTAGATAATAGAATTAAAAACAATAGAATGGAAGATACTAAAGAAGCTAGAGATAAAATTATTAATTCAATAACAACAGAATATTTAAGATGTATGAAAGAATCCGATGAAAGACGTGAAAAAGAGTAAAAGCCAGAAGTCCAAAAATAAAATTGGACGAGTCCAAAAACAAAAAAGACTTAAAGATATAGTATCTTAATATAATAATGGAATCCGAATACCCAACTATCGATCAATACCTTGAAATTCTTGAAAACGAACATGACATTGTTTTATTTTACAAGTCATGGAGATGTGGAATGCATGTGTATTCTAAAAAATATTTATATGGATTTGATGTTTCCGATGATACTCGTATGCTATGGAGTGAAATATCACCAGGTCAAATTATGGCAGATATGGCTATGTTTTTTAAACAAGCATTTAGAAATTATTTAGACTTTAAAAATCCATCTAAAGAAGCATTAGAAAAGTTGCATAAAAAGACAAATAAATTATGTTCTGAAGCAAGATTAAAAGGTCTGTATAAACTATACGAATCAGAGATTATTAATGATAAATTTATGGATACTTTAAATCGTGTATTACCACATCATTTACCAATCAAAAAAACTTTAAAAATTGATCTACGAACAGGAAAGACTGAACCAATTACTAAAAATGATAAATTCACTTATTCGTGTCCTGTAGAGTATACAAAAGAAAGACCAGAAAAACTAATGAACATGTTAAAAAGTATTGCATGTAATAAAGACGAAGATCTAAAATATTTACAAAAGATTCTAGGTTATTGTATTACAGGTCATATTGATTCAAGAGTTTATTTTATTCTATTCGGTAAAGGATGTAATGGTAAAACAGTATTATTAAATCTTATGTCTAAAATTCTATGCGAACAATATCAAGCCGTAAGCAAATGTGTATTTATCAATAGTAATAATAATAAAACTGGAGGATCAGAAGTATTACAGCTAAAGGACTGTAGAATGGCAACCTTTAGTGAAACAAGTGCTAATGATGAATTGAATGAATCAATTATTAAAATGATTAGTGGTAATGATTCTATTACAGCTAGAGGTTTATATCGCGAACCAATGACTTTTATTCCTTTATGTAAATTAGTATTATGTACAAATTTCAAACCTGATTTTAATGCTAACGATAAAGCTAATGTAGATCGTGTGCGATTAGTTCCACTTAATGCACGATTCGTAGAAAATCCAAGTAAACAAAACGAGTTTTTACGTATTAATGGAATTGATAAAATTATTGAAAAGGAATATTTAAATGAATTCTTTTCATGGTGTGTAGATGGTGCAATTGAATATTATAAAAATCCTGAATTTAATCCTGTAGGAGAGATATTAGAAGCACAGAATGAGTACATTAGAGAACAATCAAATATTACAAATTTTATTGATGAAACTTTCGACGATGGTAATGATACTGAAATGATATTAAAAACAGAGATTAAATTATTATACGATTCATGGTGTAAAGAAAACAGTATTAAACCAATGAAGATGGGTGTTTTATATTCTACATTTGATGATAAATTTGATAAATCAATAAAATGTAGATTAAAAGGAAACTATAATAATAAATGGGTCTATAAAGGACTTAAACTTAAAACTGATGAAATAATTAGTGATTTAGATATGTAAAAAGTCTAAATTACATTTAAAAGTATAATACCATTATTTATTAATAATGGCATCATATTTTCCACCTACAGAAGACCTTCCAATTTTTGATAATGAAGTTTTCGACGCATCAAATTCTGATGCTCAAACATTGACAATAGCAAAAGCAAATTTATTATATTTAAGAAAAACTATAGCAGATACAGCTACAGCACTAGAAACATTTAATGCTGGTATTCTATCATCATCATTAGATTCATTAACACCATCAACTGATTTAAATATTGGTACGACTATGATATCAGGACATATGAATATTGGAACAAACGCTGGACGTTCTGGAGTTATTCATATTGGTGATGGTAACAATTGTACAATAACTGGAGATGTACATATTAATAATGGGAATGTAAATGCATCAGATACGCTTATTAATAGTGGTAATGGTGCATCATCGGGAACGGTTGGTATAGCTACAGGTACTGGAGGAAGTAATACAACAAAAGTTAATATTTCTACAGGTTCTACTACTGGATTAGTTAATATTGGTAATAATAATACAAGTGTAACTATGAATTCAAATAATCTTATATTAGGTTCATCAACTAAGGCAGTAACCATGAACTGTCCTATTACTGTAGGTTATTTAACAACAGCTATAACATCAAATACACAAATTGGATTTCAAGTAATAGGAACATCTTCATCAGTTACAAGTATGTTAGCATCAACTATAACTACTTTCTGGTCAGCACCGCTTGTATCTGGTGTATGGTATCTTCTGGGAAATGCAAAATATGCAACACCTGGAGCTTTTGGACAACTTTATATAACATCAACTATAGATACATCTGATGATGCTGCAGCTGTAAGTGTAGCAGGTGTTGCTAATGCTGTTCTTCAAGTATCGCGTATGATTACTGTTGCTGCTGGTGCAACTCCAACATATTATTTAACAGGAGGGTCTGGAAGCGCAACAACTGTATCTAATATAGTATTTAGAGTTTATAGAATTGCATAAACATTTAATTAGATTTAAACATTAAACAGCTTAATGATTAATAATGGCATCATATTTTCCACCTACAGAAAATCTTCCAATTTTTGATAATGAAGTTTTCGACGCATCAAATTCAGATGTACTAACAATTGCAAAAGCAAATTTATTATATTTAAGAAAAACTGTAGCAGATACAGCAACAGCCATCGAGACATTTAACGCAGGAATAAAAACGAACTCAGTAGCACAACGAACTAATACTACTTTATTTATTGGAGACGGTATAAATCCAATATCGTTAGACGGTAGTATAGTTAATATGGGAGATGGTGCAGGTGATATAGTTATTCAAGGAACTTTAAAAATACCATCTATATCAGATAGTAATTATATTATGAGAGTGCCTTCAAGCACTCAATCCATACCTAACAATACAGAAACACCTGTTTTGTTTACTGGATTAATATCCGCAGGTAATTTAGTAGGGTTAGGATATAACATTTCAACTGGAGTTTTTACAAATCTAAACACCTTATCAACACTCACATGTCAAATCACTTACAATGTATCATTTAGTTCTAATGCTACTGGTGTTCGATATGCTAAAATCACATCATCAGCAGCAACACCAACCAATACATCATTATCAACCATTAACGCTTTACCATCACCATTCACATCAAATATTGTAGGAGCATCTATCTTAGTTATTCCGCCTCTTGGAACATTTAAAGTAATGTGTTACCAAAACAGTACATTAGCATTAAATCTTGATTTTACAACTACCTCCATTCAGGTATTAATTTTTTAAGAGTATTATATTTAAAATAGATTTAAAAGTATAATACCATTATTTATTAATAATGGCATCATATTTTCCACCTACAGAAGACCTTCCAATTTTTGATAATGAAGTTTTCGACGCATCAAATTCTGATGCACAAACATTGACAATAGCAAAAGCAAATTTATTATATTTAAGAAAAACTGTAGCAGATACAGCTACAGCACTAGAAACATTTAATGCTGGTATTCTATCATCGTCATTAGAATCATTAACACCAACAAGTGATTTAAATATTGCAGCAACACAAACAACTGGTGATGTTAATATTGCAAATAATGCTAGTAGAGGAAGTACAGCATCAGTAAATATTTCAAGTGGTGTTAATAATTCATCAGCTATGGCAATTATGAATGGTACTAATAATAATGGTTCACTTGCTATAAGAACAGGTGGAGGTGCTGGACTAACTACTATTCATACTGGTACAACTACAGGCTCTGTAACTATTGGATCAAATAACAATGTAACAAATTTAAATAGTAGTACAATAAACTTTACACGAAATCAATCAGGAGTAAATCCTACATTTATAGAATGTGTAACAACTACATCAACTATTCAACTAGATTTTCATAATAATAGCGCAAATAGTATTGATTACGATTCTCGTATTATAGCATTTGGTGGTACTGCTAGCGCTGGCGGCGGGTCATTAGAATTAGTGGCAACAAATACAAATATTAGTTTAACTACCGCAGGAGCAGTTAACATAATGAATAATTTAGCATCTACAGGAACGGTTAATATTGCAACGGGTGCTGGTGGTTCTGCAAGAGTTAATATCGGCAATGGTTCAACAACAGGAATTATTAATATAGGAAATACTCTAAATAATGTAAATATATTTTCTAATAGTTTAGAATTGGGAACATCTACAAAAGCATTGACAGTTAATACACCTATTAGAATAAATTATTTACCATCTGCACTTACATTATCTACACAAATTGGATATGTTAAAGTTGGTACAGTAACTATACCAAATCAAAATGTTCCATCTGGTTCAACTAATATTGGTTCTATAGAACTAACAGCAGGCTCATGGATTGTAAATTTCTATGTTGGTACAAATGTTACAGCAGCAATTACAGTAAATGATAACTTAGGACAAAGAATATCAATAGATGACACATCTGGAACATTAACTACAACATATGCTTTAGTAGGTTCTGAAGGTGTTGCTATAACTGCTGCTGCTAATATTCCAACTCTTGGAGGTGTTGCTGTTATAAAAACTAATTCTACTGCTACATATTATTTAAATTATACTATATCATTTGCAGTTGGTACATTACAGACAAGTGCTGTAACGCATTTGAACGGTGTAAGAATTGGTTAAATATTAAAATTTTTAATACTTAAGATTATGATTTAAAAAAGCATAATCTTAATTTATATAATGCCACGAATTAAAAAGTCTGACAATAAGTTAGGTCAAATTATAAATTTTTATGAACATGTTCCTAAAAAATATTTAGAAGATGTAGAGAACCCAAATTACGATTTACATAATTTTGAATTACCGTTTAGGATGTGTATAGTTGCGCCTTCAGGATCAGGTAAAACTAACTTTTTATTAAATTTAATAAAAATATTCAGTCAAGGTAAAGGAACATTTGCGGATATTACAATTGTTACACGTAATAAGGACGAGCCTTTATACAATTATCTAAGCGGTGAATTTGAACAGATACAAGTAAAAGAAGGTATGCATAATACTCCAAAACTAGATGACATGGATAAAAAATATAATCATTTGGTATGTTGGGATGATTTAGTGTTAAGTAAAAACTTACAACCTGTAGAAGAATATTATATGAGAGCAAGAAAGAAATCATGTAGTGTAGTGTTCTTGAGTCAATCATATTATGATATTCCTAAATTTATTAGAAAAAATAGTACATATCTAGTACTATTAGATTTAGGAGGAAGTAAAAGAGAAAAGACAGCTATTATGTCAGAATGGTGTGGAGAACTTGATAAGGATGAAATGAATGCTATTTTTAATGATGCTACCTCAGTTAAATTACGACCTTTAATTATACAAGGAGGACGATGTGATAAGAATAAAAAATATAGAAAAGGATTTACAGATTATTATAATTTAGATACATTTTTAAAAGATATTCCACGAACTACAAAAGATGGAAAAAGAAAGAATAAAAAAGCTATAGTTGAAAATGATAGCTCAAGTTCAGAAAGTGATTTCGATTAAAACACAAGTGATTTTGATTAATATATATAAACTACTTAAAGAAATAGTATCTTATATATTAATGGTAAATTATGGTAAAACAAAAGTGTATAAAATATGGTCTCCAAAAGGTGATAAAATTTATATTGGTTCAACTACAAAAGATTATTTATGCAAACGAATGGACCAACATAGACATGGATATAAAAAGAAATTGTGTAATAATTCTAATAAATGTACTACTTCATTTTTAATTTTTGAAGAATACGGAATAGATAATTGTTTTATTGAACTTATTGAGGCAAAAGAATGCATATCAAAAGATGAACAAATTAAATTAGAAGGAGGATATATTAGAAATTTAACATGTGTAAATAAAATTATTCCTGATAGAACAGACAAAGAATATAAAGCTACACATAAAGAACAATTATCAATATGGCAAAAACAAAAGAATAATTGTATATGCGGTTCAATTTATACTAAATGTAATAAAAGCCAGCATGAAAAAACTACTAAACACATAAATTTTATACAACAAACTCAATAATTATTATTAATATTTAAACAAATATTAATATTAATATATAATTAATGACTGAAGAAATTAAAAATTTGATAGTAAAAAATAAACCTAATATTTCTAAATCTAGTGTATCTACATATTTAAGTATTTTAAAGAACTTATACCTTAATGTATTTAAGGATGATAAATTTGATTTAAACAATTTTGATAATTCTGATAAAATTCTAAATAGTCTTAAAGACATAGAACCAAATAAACGAAAAACTGTTCTTGCCGCTTTAGTTGTAATTACTGATAATAAAAAATATAGAGAACAAATGTTAAAAGATATTGAAGCATATAACGCTAACGAATCAAAACAATTGAAATCAGAAAAACAAACTGATTCATGGTTAGACACATCAGAAATAGATCAAATCTATAATGACATGGAACAAGTAGTAAAACATCTATACAAAAAAAAAGATTTAAATATGACAGATCTTCAAGAGATCCAAAATTATATTATCATGTGTGTTCTATCTGGAAAGTTCATTCCACCAAGACGGTCTAAAGATTACGTCGATTTTAAAATTAAGGATATTGATCAGGAAAAAGATAATTACATTGAAAAGAAAAACATGATTTTTAATTCATATAAAACTGCGAAGACATACGCACGACAAGAATTACCAATTCCTCCTGAATTATTAAAGATTTTGAATAAGTGGATTAAGGTAAATCCAACTGAATATTTATTATTTGATTCAACAGGCAAGAAACTATCGAACGTTAAGCTGACACAACGACTAAATAAAATCTTTGGTAAAAAGGCATCTGTTAACCAACTACGACACACGTACTTGAGTAATAAATATCAAGATACAATTAAACTGAATAAAGAAATGGATGATGACATGAAGGCTATGGGGTCTAGTAGATCACAAGAAAAAATATATATAAAAGAAAATTAGTTATGTACATATAATGCTTAAAAAACTATTATATTTATATAATGATGGTCATAACCCATTTCCTAATATTGGTAATCATGGTTTGGGATATAAACTACAAAATAAAAGAAAAAGAATGCATGGTAAAGCATTAGTATTTCAAGCTGATGGATCATTAATGTTTGAACCAGATGCTAACATGACAGCTCAAGAGGCTCTAGAAGCAAATATGAGATTATTTGAAGGTGAACGAGAAGCACAAAAATCAATGCCAGAAAGAGTAAAAGATTATGAAGGAGACTTTGAATTTTATAATACTGAAGAAACAGATTTACTTAATAACAAAGAACTACAAAAAATATATTTGGAGAATGAATTACGTAATCAAGGAGTAACAGAAGCTCAACTTAAATTAATGTTTCCTGATGATGAAAAATCTATACCAATTAAAGAACCATCTAAACCAATTAAAGAACCATCTAAACCAATTTTAAAATTAACTTCTAACGAGGATAAAATAAAAATTAGAAGTGAATTAGAGGATAAATTTAGAGGATTAGGTAAACTTAAAGGTATATATAAATTTGAAACTATATTTGATAATATAGTAACAAAATATCCTAATCTTACATATGAAGAATTTATGAAAGATGTTTCAGGATATGCTAATGGAACAAGAGAAGAATTAAAACAGTTACGAGAAGAAGAACTATTAGAAAAACGAAATAAGCGTGAAGTAAATAAAAAGTTTAAAGAAGGAGATACTGATAATAGAGGTGAAGCATTTGAATTGGTAATGATTGAACCAGAACATCAAGACGAATTAAAAGAATATTGTGAATCTAAAGTTGATTTTGGTTTATGTTCAAATCTTCCTGTTTTTCAAAATGACGATGGAACACCCATTACAATAAATAAAAAAAATAAAATAACAGGTGAAACTAAAAAAGAATTATTTTCAAAATATTCATTATATGATATAAGTAATCCTTCTACAGTTACAGATTGTAAATATTACCCCAATCAAGATTATACATCAGTTCAAATATCAAAACTTGCAGGTTCATATGATTTTAACCCATGTTGGAATTATGATAATAAAACTGATAAATATACATTATATAATATATGGTGTCGTAAAGTTGATAAATGGGTTGAACCAGAAAATAATAAAGATGCAACAATTTTTTCAGAATTAAAAAAAGGTGAAAAATATAATTGGTCTATATCTAAATTAATTAATAATTGGGAAAAATTACCAGATGGAACAAATGGATGTCCTATGAAGGACATTATAATTCAAGGAAAAAAATATTATGTTCCTGATGCTGAACAAATGTTAAAAAAAATAGGTAAAGAAACTTATAAACGAGAAAATGATATAAGTAATTCATTATGGTTTAATATTAATAAATCAGAAATGGATTTTATAAAAACAAAACCAAAAACTAAATCTAAATCTAAATCAAAAAAAATAGTTAAAGAACTAATAGTATAATATATCAATAATGCCAAATATTACAGGTTCGTGGACAGACCCAAAAATGCAAAAACTTTTAAGAACAATTCAAAGAAGTGAAGATAGAAGAGTTTTTGGTTTTACAGATTTTAAAAAACCTAAATCTTCTAAATTAAAACTTAAAGAAGATATTAAAGATACAATCAAAATGGTTGAATCAACTGAAAAACCAAAGAAAACTAATACTAAAAATATTTCAAAAGCTATTGAAATAGCACAACTAATTGCTAAAGAACCTAAATATAATACAAAGAAAACTAATACTAAAAATATTTCAAAAGCTATTGAACTAGCACAACTCATGGCTAAAGAACCAAAATATGTAAAGAAAACACAAAAGGATGAAGTAACAGATACTATCAATGAAATAGAAAAACTAATTAAAGCGCCTAAAAAAGATTTAAAGAAATTAGTAAAAGCAAGTGAAATGCATATTAAATATCAACCATCAGAACAAGATAAACATGAATTGAAAGTAGTAAAAAAGGTTATGGATCTTTCAAAAGGATATGTACACAATGTAAAAGATATATCTCCAGCTACTAATAATTATGTCAACGCATATAAGGCGATTGTATCAGAAGGTAAGACTGCAAGTTCAATTTCTAAAAATTTAAATAAATTAAAATTAGATATTTACACTAAACTACGCCCTTCAGATATTACTGATGCAAATAAACTAATTAATGATTTCATGATGTCATTACCATCTAAAGAAAAGAAGACATATAAAAAGAAAGAAAAAGAGGTTGATACTTCTTATAAAGGAGATAAGAAGTATAAACCAATGGTAGCATATTTGAAAAAACATAAACCAGAAATTACTGATCCTGAAGATATTCATACAATTGTATCAATGATTATTGAAGCTAAAGTTCCTAGAATGTCTGTAAAGAAACTTAATGAAATTATGGAAGAATAACTATTAAAAAACCCGATCTAACTCAGATGTATCAGAATCACTTTTAGAATCTTCTGTTGGTTTTTTACGTGGACTAAATACTGTCAAAGGATTATAGTTAACCTTTGATTTACAATTATTTAAATTTATTAACTTATCATCGATGTCTGAAAGTAGCACTAAGCTATTTTCAAACAAACGATTATATTCACTTATTACAGTTGTCAAAAACTGTATTCCATGTGCGTCACGGTTTTCACGTTCTAATTTTAATGTAGAACTTAATTTAACTGATAATGCTGTAAAGCCTCTATAGGCGTCAAGTTCTATTTCTTGATTTTTATTAATATTCATAAATAATTCTATGCTGCTAATACATCCACAAATTAGACTTAATAAACAAGTCATTACAGATACTACATCCTGTTTTATAAACTGTGATAAACCCACAGAGATTACTGAATTGATAGCGCTTAATATAATTACAGGAATCTTATAATATTTTAGACGTGCATTATATTGTATATAGTTTGTTTTATGTAAGGCTGATAATACATTAGAATTATTTAATATATTTCTTAATACTAACTCTATGTCATCAGACCACGAAGACGCGGTTGAACTTTCATCGTTTTGTTCGTTACTCATATTATTATTAATAAAATATATCTCTATAATTAATTAATCCAAAAAGCCAAAAATAGAATAGAAATATAAACTTAGTAAATATTAATAATAATATTATAAAAAAGATTAAGTTTAAAATAAAATTGGAGATTTGGATTTTTGGAATTGACTATTACGGAACAACCCTTGACTATTACGGAACAACCCTTGACTATTACGGAACAACCCTTTATTTCATCCAGTATATAGGGGGATTATCTATATATTAAGCTTAATATATGTATAATCATCATAATTATTAATCACGATCTGAATTAAAAATTTTTAATTTACCATGTGATTAATATTTACACCTATTATCCATATATTAAGCTTAATATTTAGATAATATTACCCCCATCACTTCATATATCATCCTTTAAGTCCCTTATATATATAAACTACTTAAAGAGATAATATCCAAAATGACTTAAAGTTTTCTTTACTATATATATTAATGACTGAATCACCTATTGACACTCATATGCGTTTAATTGCTACTTCTCCAGAGTATCAAGAACGCATAGATATCTATGATGCTAAGTTCGAAGAGATCAAAGACCATTTCAAAAGAAAGAATCGATTTTCTATGTTAGTATGTCACGGTGTAATAGAAGACCGCATAGAAGAATTAGAAGACGATGAACCTGAAAGTTTCCCAAATGAACTATTCGAATTAAAACGGTTTATGGAATATCTAGATTTATAAATATACTATATATATAATTATTTAATAATAATTATATATAAAGATATAGTATATTATATATATAAATGGAATTATTACGTAGACTTATATCATGGTATGACAGTATGTACAATGACGATATTAAAAAATTAAAAGAAACAGTTATTTTACATGAAGATAAAATCAAAGAGTTATATAATACATTTATATCTCACCAATCTATATTATTACAATTAGGTAAGAAGACTAATATGATTGGTACTGAATGGATGAATGAATTCATTAAGGATGAATTGTATATGCAATATGAAAAACATGGAATTGAAGAAGCAGAAAGAATTATTAAATTAACTTAAAGATTAAAGAACTATATATTATAGAGTATGTTCAATCCTTAAATGGTAATGAAATAGTATGTGTTCCCGAGCGGTCAAAGGGGTAGGTCTTAAGATCCTATGTTTATTCTTCATGGGTTCGAATCCCATCACATACAGATACTATAGCTCAGTTGGTTAGAGCATCAGACTGTTAATCTGAATGTCGAAGGTTCGATCCCTTCTAGTATCGAATATTTAATTTATATATTATTCATAAGAACAATATATAAAATATTTTTAAACTTTTACTACTAATTCAGTTTTGAGTTTTTTACTTTTAGTTGCACGTTTACCTTTTAATGGATTGGTAGATGGTACACTAATTTCAGGAGAATCAATTTCCATTTTAGTTTCTTGTACCATTTCAGGTACTAGTACAGGTTCATTCATAATTACATCAGGGACTTCTACTTGTATTGAGACATCTTTCATTTCAACATCAGGGTTTACTACTTTATCTAGTTTCTTTTTTTCATAATATTCCTTTGCCTTCATTCGTTTATACTCTAAAAATTTAGGGTCAGATGATTTACGAGTTTGGTAATATTTCTTTCGTTGTTCATTAATTTTATCTTTATTTTTAAGTCTGTATAGTTGGGATGCTTTCTTTTGGGCTGGGGTATAAGAACTATATTTTACTTCTTGTGTTTCACTCATTATATATATAATGAAATTAATCCTTTATATCTATTTACTCATCATTTTAGTTTCTATAGGGACTCTAATCATATTTGGGTCTTTGAATGCGTCAATTCCACCTTTCTCATCTTCTTTTGTAATAACTTCAATTGTTTTTCTAAATTGTGGGTCCTCTGATCTAAAGAAATGTTTTAAAATATATTCATTCTTTTTAAAATCTATAGATTTATTAAGATCATCGAATAAGTCAACAAAACATCCTACATCATCATATAAACTCCCACTTCTATATTTTGATGCATTAATAAAATGACCAAGTGCAAGACAATACCATCCACATGCATTATTCATTAAACTTTGAATATCTCTTTCAGTATATGGTAATCCTTTAGTTTTAGTTGTTTCTTCTACAACCTTTTTAATATGTGCAGATGGTGGTGCACCGTAAGGATCAAAAAAGATTTTATCAATTTTTCCATTTTCATATTTAGTCAATTG